TAACTTACGATCGTGGTTCGAGCCAGCCCCCTAAGGGGGCGGCTAGGACAACTGCGCGCAAAGTTCCATGTCACCCAGATTCAAAGCTTGAGAAGTGTAAGCGGTTGGAAAGGTCCGATTGTTCTAGTATAGACAAATCGGTTGAGTCTCTTACGAGACGAGTCCTTTCCTCACTGACTTCTTCTTGCCTTGGGCCTGAGTCCAATGGTAGGTTATTGCCTCCCGTCGTTGAAAATGCAGTGCATGTGTTGCTCTGTTTCGACGACGCTTTGAAACTTTCTCAGTCTCTTTATGTGCTCATTGATATGCTCGTAATCTTCGGATTCGATACTAATCTTTGGACACATGAAGGGAAATTCTCACGTGAGTCACTTCTTACCGATACGCTTGGTCATTGGTTTCGATGTGCTTCAGAGTGCGGCTGGATGCCGTTCTTGAAGTACAAAACTAATGCATTTTTTGCGTCTTCGGAAGAGTTGGGCGGTCTGCCCGATAAGCCTTTCAGTGCTATTGACAATCCCCTACATCTTGTAGGGGGAAGCGCTGGAAGGTTCATCAAATTACTTTTACGTAGTGAGATGCGAGATGCTTTTCTGCAGTCGGTCCTTCTCTTGAAGAAGGGGCTGCCCCGTCCGGGACCAGATTTACTTCTGGCCTCGGCCGTGAAAACGTATCACTATCTCACCTCTGAACACCCTGTACCCGGCTTTGTGAAAGCTGGGGGTAGAATGTTCACACGAGAGCTCATGGCCGATGAAATTGTACGCACTGCGCACGAAATCTTCGACGGTCACACTATGTCCACATCGGACATTTTGCGTCCATTAGCACCAACCTTTAATTCTACTTTTGTTAGTAGTCGGGGTAAATTTGGTGCCTTTGGAGAGCTCTTACGAAAAAAGATTATTACAGACCAATCAATTCTTCGGCCCGCCTTCGATGAAGACGAGTCGATAGAAAGTGACTTTTATGTACGTTCTGTCACTAATTATCATTCACTAAAAAAAGACTTAGACACTGTTTACAGGAACGTTTACTTTAAAAACCTCCGCTTGGCTATGGACGAAAGTCCAGATGTTTCCATCTTGCCACTTGCGGAAGCGATTAAAGTACGTTCTATAAGCAAAGGACCAGTACACACCTATTTTGCTCTTCAACCCGTTCAAAAATTCCTGCATAGGGTCCTTAAAAAGACTCCATGTTTCAAACTGACCGGAGAGAAAGTTGATCGAGAAGTAATTCTCAATTCGCTTTTTTCCCGTCAGGATTTTGGAAATTTACAACTGGGTCGAAGTGCTGATGGTGCGAATCGGGGTTTTCTGAGCGTCGACTATGCCGCCGCCACAGATTCCATCGATCCTTATTTCTCTGATTTAGCTGTAAAAACTATTTCAGAGTGTGTTAGTCTACCAAATTCTCTCGCAACACTATTCACGCGATCTTTAACAGGTCACATGATGTCCATCGACCGGTCCGCTTTTATAGCGGCAGGTGAGGATGGGTGTAAAGGCTTTGCCGATCACCCCCTTATTCCTCAGAAATGGGGACAGTTGATGGGTAGTGTTACTTCCTTTATAATACTTTGTGTCATAAACGCAGCGGTAATTCGCGCGTCTTATGAACTTGACCAAAACGTGAAAGTCACGCTTAAGCAGTGTCCGTTAATGATTAACGGAGACGACGGCCTCACCCTTGTTTCCCTCGCGGGAAAGAAGATATGGGAGGATGTTTCGTCGCTGGTTGGGTTTAAACCTTCACCTGGCAAAGTTTATTGGAGTAGAGAGTATTTCAACATCAATTCCGCCGGATACCGATTGATTTCGGGTACCTTACGTACAATTCCCTATGTTAATATGGGTCTTGCCGTGGGTCTTAAACGTTCCGGGGGAAAGGTTGGAATTTTGGATGTGAATGATGATAGTGTGGGATCTCGGCATAAAGACATGATGTCTACTTTACCACCTGACCTGGAGTTCCGTAAGCGTGCTCACGGTATCTTCGTTAAATACAATAGACCTATCCTTGATTCCTTCAAACTTCCCTGGTTTATTCCAGAGAATTTAGGAGGATGGGGTTTGTCGAGCTTGTATGGGTTACGAGAGATTCAGGGTGTGGTTACTAAT